TCTGGGCTCGCGTACAGAAAACGGACTTCTGCTGGATCTGGACGGGGTTTATCCACAAAGTGACGGGGTACGGATATCTTTCGTACCACCGAAAACATCAGGGGGCGCACCGTGTCGCCTACCAGATCGCCATCGGCCCTATTCCTGACGGGATGAGTGTTCTCCATCAGTGCGACGTGCGAGCTTGCGTCCGCCCGGATCACCTGTTTCTCGGGACGCAGGCTGACAACATCGAGGACATGATGGACAAGAACAGGGGATCCTTCGGGGAGAGGCATTGGAGAGCGAAGCTCAACGAGGAGGCCGTCCGGATCATTCGGTCGGCCTACATCTCCAGGAAGAACACCGGCGAACTCGCGAGGCGCTTTGGAGTCAACCGCCGCCACATCGTGGCGATCGTCCGGGGGGAGAGATGGAACCACCTGGAGGCATGCGCGTGAGCAAGCAGCAACAGGCCGAGCGGTTCCCCTGGGGACGCCAACGGCGGGCCAACGGTACGCGCAAGAATTTAGAGACGAGTGAAATCCAAGAGCCAATTCAGGAACTCTGCCGGCGGCTCCACCTCCGCTGCGAACGGAACGCCGTGGGCCAGGCCAAGGGCATCCGTACGAACGCCTGGCTCCGGCTGCACTCGAAGGGGATGTGGGATCTGACCGTCTACGTCCCCGATGCCGGCTGCATCATCATGATCGAATGTAAGATGCCGGGCGAGGGCCTTGAGCCGGCTCAGGCGGAGTGGGGGAAGGTCTACCGCGCTTGCGGCATCGAGATGATCGTGGCCACGAGCGTCCAGGAATTCGCGGCGGAGCTTGAATATATCCGCCGGCGGAGGGCGAAGGAGCGCGTGGACGAAATGGACACCAATAAAAAGGGGGAGCACCGTGTACCGTGATCTCAGGCCGTGCTTACGATGTAAGGGGACGGGTGTAATCCAGGTGCTTGATTTGTCCGACCCGTATTGCCTGCTCGGTGAGGAGTGGCCGATGAAGGACACGAAGTGCCATGGGTGCAATGGGACAGGGAAGATCCCGAAAGGAGAGCGTGATGCCGGACGAGAAGCCGAACATCTACCCACCGTCGTTATTTGATCCACTGTTGCAGGGCGGGATCCCGTCGAAGCCTGACGGGACAGAGAAGCCGGCGCCCGACCCGGAGGGCGTGGCGATGGACGCCTACCTGGGGAAACTGGCGCGCGAGTCGGAGGCCGTGCAGCCGTGCGCGGCCTGCGGCAAATACAATGTGAAGCCGGACGGCTTCTGCCCGGGCTGCGGGGCCGTGAGGTGAGCACCATCTCCGCAGCCAAGGTCGAGGCGCTGGCGAAGCGCGGCCACGCGAAGTGCCACGGACGGGGGGTCCTCGGCTACCGGCCAGTGACCCACGCCGCCGTGCTCTGCACGTGCGTATTCCGCAACCTCCGCCGGAAGGGCGTCAACATCAACAGCATGGTGGACGTGGCGAAGTTCCTCGCCCCGGATCCACCAAAGGAGGAGTTATGCCCGACGACCTGAAGCCATACCGCCTCGTGCGCGTCGTGGGCCAGGAAGCGTTCGAGGCGGAGGTGTGCCGCTTGATGAAGGCCGGGTACGAGCCGGCCGGCGGCCCGACGATGATGCAGGTCGTCCATCCGATCACACAGCAATCCGCAGTCGGGTACTTCCAGGCGATGTACCGGCCGATGCGCGTGATCACGTTGCCCGGCTCCAGTCCCGACCCGAAGATCTGCTGACTTGTACCGATCCGCCAGCCACGCCGTGTGGGCCATGGTGCGCTGGCGGGAGCGCATGCGAGCGGCCAAGGCGGCGCCGTTCCCCGACCACAAGCCCAAGGGCGCCTCTACAGCCGACAAGTGGTGTTACATCCACGTCCGCTCGACGCGGGGTGTTACAAAGCCCGAGTCCGAGCATCTCGGGGATCCCGAGACAGTGCTGCTGCTCTTTGAGCGCCTGGACCGACACCGATACCTCACCCGGTTGTATCTGGAACACCAGCGCCTCAATGCGTTTCCTGGTCGTGAGCGTCGCCGAGCATGGCGTGCCATGGCCTGGTTTGCCAAAGAACTGTGCTGGCGCGGATTGCTTGATCACCCCCCCAAAACGTGCAACCGAAATCTTCACGGTGAATTTCCCGCCTGCCGGCACGGCTGTAGGACGGGATAAAGATTTTCCTTGACAAGAAAGAAGCCGAAGGCTTACTTTTTAGTCCAAGATGGGCGAAGGTATCGAAGGGCCTCGGGGTTTCCCCCGGGGCCCTTCGTATTTCAGGGGGGACGGCCATGTGGAAGATCATCGGCATCTGCCTCAAGACGGGCAAGCGGGTCGATGTTGCCACAGCCGAGAACGAGGCCGAGCGCGCGATGATCCTGAGTGAGGAGCGGAAGAATTACCGCCGGCTCTTCTCCGTGCGGATTGCGATGGTGGCTGCGTGATCGTTCGCCTCGTCCCGATCGGCGCCGTCACGCCGTACCCGCAGAACCCGCGGAAGAACGACCAGGCGATCGAGAAGGTCGCCGCGTCGATCAAGGAGTTCGGATTCCGGCAGCCGATCGTGGTCGACCGCGACATGGTCGTCGTGGTGGGCGATACGCGCCTCAAGGCGGCCCGCTCCCTGGGGCTGGCCGAGGTCCCGGTACACGTGGCCGAGAACCTCTCGCCCGAGCAGTGCCGGGCGTACCGCATCATGGACAACCGCTCGAACGAGGAAGCCGAGTGGGACATGGAGCGGCTGGAGAAGGAGTTGGTCGGGCTGAAGGAACAAGATTTCGACCTCTCCCTCACCGGGTTCGAATATGACGAACTTGCAACGAAGTTTGAATCGCACCTGGTCGGGCCTGCCGGCCTGACCGATGTAGACGAGGTTCCTGAACCTCCAAACAAGGCCATCACGAAGCCCGGGGATCTATGGATCCTGGGAAATCACCGGCTCCTATGCGGGGACAGTGGGAGTGTGGAAGACCTCGATTACCTGCTGGGCGGGGCGACGATCCAGCTGGTCAACACCGACCCGCCGTACAACGTGAAGGTCGAGCCCCGCAGCAACAACGCGATTGCCGCCGGGAATAGTTCGTTTTCTAAGACGCATCACCAGAGCCTGAATCTCGCCCTTCATCCGGGGAAGTCCAAACCCACCACCCGGAAGATGCGGCCCAAGGACCGGCAGCTGGCGAATGACTTCGTCACCGACGAGGCGTTCGAGAAACTCCTTCAGGCGTGGTTTGGGAACATCTCCCGGGTGCTTGAACCGGGGAGGGGTTTCTACATCTGGGGCGGGTACGCCAACTGCGGCAACTATCCGCCGGTCTTGAAGGAGCACAAGCTCTACTTCTCCCAGTCGATCATCTGGGTCAAGGAGCACCCGGTCTTAACGCGCAAGGATTTCATGGGAAATCATGAGTGGGCATTTTACGGATGGAAAGAAGGCGCAGCGCACCACTGGCTGGGCCCGACGAACGCCACCGACGTCTGGTCGGTGAAGAAGATCAACCCGCAGAGCATGGTCCATTTAACCGAGAAGCCGGTGGAGTTGGCCGTGCGGGCGATGCAGTACTCCTCGAGGCCCGGCGAGAACGTCCTCGACCTTTTCGGCGGCAGTGGATCTACGTTGATGGGCGCCGAACAATTTGGTCGCAATGCGTTTTTAATGGAGATAGATCCTCCGTACTGCGACGTCATCGTGGGGCGGTGGGAAACCTTCACAGGGAGGCGCGCAGAACTTGTCCGAGAAGGAACCGCTGGCGAAGGCGATCGAAGAGCGGAGGGCGAAGGAGAAGGCGCAGTTCCTCGAGGCGCTGCGGGCTAAGTTCGGCAACGCCACGGAGGCCGCCAAGGCCGTCAAAATCGCCAGATCCGCAGCCTATAAATGGCGCCGCGATGATCCAGTGTTCGCCGCAGAGTGGGACGAGATCAACGAGAGCCTGAAGGACTTCGCCGAGAGCAAGCTGATGATCAACATCAGCCGGGGCAAGGAGGCGTCGATCTTCTTCTTCCTCAAGTGCAGGGCGAAGGACCGCGGGTACATCGAGCGGATGGACATCAATCATAGCGGCAAGCTCTCGCTCGAGGATGTGCTGGCGGCGTCCTGGAAGGCAGGCGAGATGAAGCCCGATGCAGCGACCTGAGCTTCTCCGGTACGCCGCGGAGCGGACGGCCCGCTGGCGCGCGGAGCCGGTTCAGATGGTCCGCGAGGAGTTCGGCGTCGAGCCGGATCCGTGGCAGGCGGAAATGCTCGTGGCGTTCGCCGACCCGTCGCCGGAGAAGGCGCGGATTGCCATGAAGGCCTGCAAGGGGCCGGGCAAAACCACGGGACTGGCCTGGTGCATCTGGAACTTCATGGCCTGCTACGGCCGCCCGGGGGAGCACCCCAAGGGCGCCGCAACGTCGGTCACCGGCGACAACCTGGACGACAACCTCTGGCCGGAGCTTCAGAAGTGGCGCAGCCGGTCGCGATATTTCGAGGCGGCCTTCGAGTGGACCAAGACGCGGATCTACTCGCGGCACCATCCGGAGACGTGGTTCTTCTCCGCCCGGACGTGGCAGAAGACCGCCGACAAGCA